CCCCTCGCCGACCGCGAGCACGTGCTGCTCGAAGACCGCAACAGCTTCCACTTGAAGGTGGTGGCCTCGGAAGACTACGTGTACAGCCATGTGCCTTTCGACTACCGCTTCAGTGCGCAGGCCGTGCAGTTCGATTCGTTGAAGCCCTGCTACTGGCAAGTCCTGAACTATTCGTGTGATGTGCAGAATGACTTCATCTACGAAGACGACGATGAGCAAGAAGGCAACGAATCAGCCGAAGCCTGAAGAGGCCAAGCTGGAGAACGGCACCGTGATCCTGACCGGGGCAACCCGCGAAGAGGTAGCGGACCATTTTGACGAACTGAAAGCGTCCGCCCAAGACGCACACCTCATGGCAGGGGCTGTCGGACGCAATAGCGACGGCACCTTTGCGCTACGCATCGACATCGTAAACCAATAACACCACAAACAAATGGCAACACTCAAAGGACAAAACTTCCGCATCTGCGTGTATGACACCTCTGCGGAGAAATATAAGGTGATAGGCATGGCCACGAACTGCGTGGTGACGCTGACCAACAACACCGAGGATGCTTCCCACAAGGACATCGTCGGCGCGGCTGCACTGCCCGTCACTGTCAGCCACGGCTGGTCCGTTCAGGTGGACTCGCTGAATGTCGCCGACACCGCCGCCATGCTAACCGCCATCAAGGCGATGGCACCGATGACGCTGATGTGGGACGAGACCAGCACCACCGACAACCAGAGCCGCGAGAAGGCCACCTTTGCCCGCAAAGGGTCCGCCTATCTAACGGACGGAACATTTTCCTTCAATGACAGGGAGAATGCCCAAAAGTCCCTCCAATTTAGCGGGACCGGTCCGTTGGAGACCGTTGGCAGCAGCGAGGCAGTGGACGTGATCTCCATCGGCAGCATCACCAAGGGTCAGTTCGTGCGCCTCTTCCTGGGCAGCGACAACACCACGACCCCGGCGACTGTCATCGCATCGGCCAAGCAGCTCTCTCTGCATGTCAGCGTGAGCGTCGAATCGGCCACGACGAAGGACACCACCGGCGAATGGGATGTGCAGGAGCCGACCGCACTGAACTACGACATCACCTCCTCGGCGCTGATGCGTGGCAACGACACCATCACCTCGCAGACCGGTGCGAAGTCCCTCAGTGACCTCGAGACGATCTACGAAGCCGGCACTCCGGTCAAGTGGGTCATCGCGAACGTCAGCGGCGACAACAACCGCACCAAGGGCGCAGTCATCGCCAGCGGTTCGGTGGTACTGACCCAGTTGACGCTGAACGGCCCCAACCGTCAGAACGCCGACTATCAGGCCACCCTCACCGGTTACGGCGACTACACCGTGGCTGCATAACATCGGCCGCTCGCCCTTCCATAGAGCACGTCACATGTTGCTCTGTGACGGGGCGGGCGGTTTCACTTTCACCTAAAACAAGAGCAACATGAAGACCAAAGAAATCACACTTGCCGGTCAGCAAGTCACACTCGGTTACTGCTACGCAACCGAGATTTCGTTCAAAATCCTTTCCGAAAGCGACATCCAGCCCTTCATGATCGAGGCCGTTCAGGCGCTGGGCAAAAACCAGATGCCGGACGCGAAGAAGACCGTCTGCCTGATCCTCGCCGCTGCCATGGCCTACGCCGAGAGCAAAGACGAGAAGCCGGTCATCGACGACAAGACGCTCATGTACGAGGCAGGCCCCGAGGAGATCGGACTGGCACTCGGCACGGTCATCGCCCTGTGGACCGAGTTCTACCATCTGCCGGCGGGCGAGCCCAAGGACAAAGAAGACAAGAAAGGAAACAAGCGAAAAAACTGACAACCGCCAGCGACATCTACCAGCTGCTCGTTGGCGAAATCGGAATCCCTCGACGCGAGTTCCTCTACGACATCCATTTCTGGGAGGTGCGACGCATCATCCGGGGCTACCGGAGGCGGAACCGCCTGACGCACCAACTGATGGCCGAGTGCTCATATGCTGCACTGTTCGCCATGCGGGATGCGAAGGGCAAGACCCCCAAAGATTTATTCCCTCAAATTTTCGAGGATGACGACGATGAGGGAATAAATGATGCGACAAACGACGAGGCGCACTACACCCCCGAAGAGGTGGCCGAGATGCAGAAAGAGATGGCATCCGCGACCGAACTTTTCCGACTGACCGGGACCCCATAGGTTCCGGTTTTGCGTGTTAGTAACCCAAAAACCGACATTCGCGGATATATAGAATAAGGAAATAAAACAAAACGAGATATGAGTGAAATCACATTGAAATTCCTGACCCTTGCCGACATCAAAGCGCAGGCCCGCATTGAGGAGGACTTCACGGCGGAGGACAATTACCTCATGCTGCTCGGCAAGGCTGCAGAGCGCAAAGTGTTCCAGGACACCCAGCGCAGCTACAACGAGATTGTGGCGATGGAGGGCGAGTGGCCTGAAGACTTGACCTTGGCGGCGCTGTTGCTCACCAGCCAGTGGTACAAACACCGCGAACCCGTGGAGGGGCAGAGCATGTCCATCGTGCCCTACGGCTACGAGGCGCTCTATATGCCATACCGCAAGGGAACGTATTCACACCAGGAAGAGGAGGAGGCGTAGTATGGCATATTCGGCAGGCATGATGAACAAACGCATCACCATAGCGCGGCGCAAGGCGGCGGAGATGGGTGCTTTCGGAATGGACTCGGCGGGCAACCGCTACGAGCTGCTCGGCACGTTCTGGGCGTCGGAGACGTGGAACAAAGGCGTCAAGAGTCTGCACGAGGGCGCTGTCGATGCCTACGACACCGTGATGTTCCGGATGCGCTACAACCCCGACGTGGACCGGTGGTGCCTTATTCAGTACAACGGCAAGTGGTACGAGATACTCAGTCTCAACGGCGACTACCAGAGCAACCAGCTCCAGATGACCGCCGTCGAACGCGCCAACCAACAAGTGACAATAATTGAAAACAACCAATAAATTTACGTAAAGTTATGGCAAAAGAAGATTACAAATTGAATCAGTCGGGTCCTCAAGTACAGGACCTGCTCAACAAGATCGCTGCTCTGCCCAACGCCGCCGAACTGACGGCCTTGCTGGCATTGAAGCAGAACCTGCTCACCTTCGACGACACTCCGACCGAAGGCAGTTCCAACCCCGTCACCTCCGACGGCATCCACCAGGCGCTCAAAGCACTGGAGAGTGAAGCCTATGAGCGTGTCGATACCTATGCCGACCTGGGCGACGCATCGCAGGCCAAGATGGGCAAGATTTGGCTCGTAGGTCTGGAAGGTGCAGACAGCTTCGACCGCTACGTGGCCGGAAAGTCTGGCAATAACTACGTCTGGGTGCCGCTCGGTTCGACCGAGATTCCCCTCGACCAGTACTACACCAAACTCGAGGCCGATGCCCGTTTTGCACACCTCATCGGAGGCGGCACGGAGGGAAACCTGCCCGAGATCGACGAGGACGGTGACATCAAAGACTCCGGCATCCCCGCAGGCAATGTGGCGCAGAAGAACGGCATGTATGAAGACATGACTGTTGGAAACGCAAAGAATATCCTCTCCGAAGACGTGGTAACCGAGCAAAGTACCCTCGGAGTGACCGCTCCGGATGCAGAGATCGGCGACGGCACCGCAACCATGCAAACGATAGAAGGTGACGGAATCTCCTGGTCACAACTCTATGACAAAAATGCAGGCGGCAGCAGCGTGGCTTCGGAGCAGGGGCAGCTGGAGTTCCTCTTCGGCAAGGTGGTGGAGAGATTCAGCGACGCGGCTGGTACTACGCCGCTGCCGAGCCTGTTCTTGAGGGAGTTCCTGACGGGGGCGGACCTGACGGGCAGGGTGGCCGTGACGGGCGAGGGATTCGTGCCTGCCGTGACGGAGGAGAACCAGAGCAACTATACGGGTCTGCACTACAAGGTGAGGGCGACGCATGCCGAGGCGGTACAGCGCAGCGGCGAGGAGGGCAGTTACACGTACTCGTCGGCCTTCTTCGTGGGCGGGGCGAACTTCAGCGCATCGGCCAAGAGGAACGTCATCGACATGGCGTTGGCGTTTGGGATTGAATCGCTAAATCCAAACGGATACAGCGAACCGTTCGGACTCCCCACCTCCGCACCTTCGACGCTGGCACAGATGTATGGCTGGCTGGGCAGCAAGGTGGGTCTGCGCGACGACTACGACTACAATGGCGGTGAGCTCATCGGCGTGAAGGTGCTCCAGCTGCGGTCGATGCCGGGGGTGAACTTGCTCGACCCGACGAGC